ATTGTAAAATTAGCAGACAACTGCCAAACGTCATCGGTGGCTCCAACCATAGTTTGTGTACCGGAATCGGCAAGTATAATTGACCCTGCTTTAATTTTAATTTGTATTGTGTCGTTATTTTTAAATGATGCAACACCTCCAAAATCCGCCCTAAAACTATCACCAATACTAAAACCATTTGCGGGTATTGTGAGAGTCCCGGCACCACCATTTATTAATGTGGATTCAACTGTAGTTGCACTAATAACAGTGCTATTACCTGTTTGAGCAAATAACCCATAAACTGTTGGTCCTGGAATTTGTCTTACTTTAACTTCTCCGGTGGAAGAATCTCTTGTTAGAAAATTTATAGGTATGTTAGTATCAGTACTTGGAGTTGTGGAAATATTTAACGTGGATGCTGTTGTTGATTCTAAATGGGTATTACCTGTAACAGTTAAATCACCATTTATGGTTAATCCAGTCATTTCGTTTATTGTTGCACTATAAATTGAATTGTCACTTTGTGTTATGTTAAAAGTGTTTTGTCCATAAGTGAAACCAGTTACATACACATCAGTAGAACCGGTATAAAATCCTGATATATTAATAGTTCCTCCGGTATTATTTGTTAGAATCAAAGTTCCATTAGAATAAGTTCCTCCGGTTATAAAGGTGTCTGTTCCTCCAGAAAAGAGATCTATGATTTGACCAAGTGTTGCCTTATATGAAGAACCAGCAGGATTTTGTGATGTATCTCCGGTTATTACAATGTGTACGAGATCATCTAAAGTAAGACTAGTTGCTAATGTTCTATCAGTTAAAAAAGACATATTTTTTATTTATAAATATTTCATTTTAATTTTGGAATTGATAAATCTCTAAATCCATAAAGAAAAACTCATTTCCGTCTTGGAATTGTTTTGCAATTTCAATTTCTCCACTACACACAACTACCTCTATTTTTTCACAACCTGTTGTATCAACTAATTTAAGTCCTATCGCTGGGACTAAATCAAATTGTGGTGGAAGTGTGATTACTGTTGGTATGACATTTATAAGTCCTAAATAGTAACAATTGTTTCCATACACATCACATGCGTAACCACTAAATGGTGGTACAAACCCTATTACTCCATTTATTGTTATTTGCGTCATTTCTTATTCACATTCTACACATGATATTTCATATGTTATTATTGTATTTACCACAAATCTTGTATCGTTCAATAAATTGTAGTTTTCAAACCCACAATTTTTTTGAATCTCTTCACAATCATTTGTAATTTTGACTGAATTGTTTGTATAATCGATAATAACATCTCCCACACCATAGAATGATTCTAACATAGTTTCAATTGTTTGACCCCATAATAGATCAGTTGGATAATCATTTAGTGTCGTTGAAGAGTAAAACACATTTTCAACTTCACTGTCTCCCACTTTAACAACGAGTTTGAAAGATGCAAAATCTAAAATACAATTAGTATCTCCAGATGTTAAATCAAAAAAACCTTCATTAAACATTTGCTTTATCCCTCGTTTTCCTATTATGTTTGCGTTTTGAAATGTTTTTGAACAGATTGTTGTAGTTGAAAAAGTTCCTAATAATTCAGTACCTCCTAATGTGATATTTTGTGTTTTAGTACATCCATCACTATCAACAATTGTTAATGAATAACTACCACTTGTTAAACCTGTTATCGTAGTTCCAGTTTGTCCACTGACATTTCCACCCCAAATAAGTGAAAAAGGAGGAACTCCGCTTGTTATAAGTGCTTGTATTTCTCCATCATTTCCAAAAACAGGATTTATACCATAAAGTGTGAAGTCCATTGGTTGTGATGGTGGAACAAATATCGTTGTTGATTGAATACATCCGCTAGCATCAGTAACACTCAAAATATAGTTTCCTGATTGTAGATTCAAAAAGTTACCGGTAGGTTGAGTTATTGTTTGTAAATTATATGATGGTCCAACCAACGTATATGTCACGGGAAAACTTGCCGAGTTTGAAACAAAAGCATTTAAAGATCCAAATTTCCCGCCACATGTTGTTCCTGAAACATATGTGATTATATTGAACTTATCGATGTTATTAATTTCTACTAGTTCAGAATATTGACAATCGGATTGATTCTCCACTGTAACCAAATATGTTCCAGACTGAAGGTTGCTAAATGTGTGTTGTAGTCCGTTATATATTGTTTGGATTGGTCCTCCAGTAGTTCCAGATAAATAATATGTGTAATTACCGACTCCAATTCCATTATTAATAAGAACTGTTATAGATCCATTATTTGAACTACAAGAAGAGTCAGCCCCTTGTATACTTATACTACCAAATGAATTTGGCGTTACAAGTGTTGCTTGTGTGGTAAATGTACAAAATCCAGCGTCAGTGACTGTAAAACTATATGCACCACTACTTAATCCTGTAAATGTATATGAGGTGTTAAAACTTATTTCAGATTGTCCGTTTGATCCGAAATAATAGTATGGTGCTGTACCTCCACTAACTACCAAATCAACAGTACCATTACTTTGGAAACAACTAGGTTGTGTTATTATTAAAATCGCCTCTCCGACTGGAGGTATATTATCTATTGGTATTGATTGAGTATTAACGCAACCGTTTTGGTTTGTTACCTCAACCGTATATAATCCTTGTGTTAAACCTGTTACTGTTGTTCCGGTTTGTCCATTAACATTAGATAACCAGTTAATTGTATTGGCACTAACTGGATTTGTTAATCCGGTAATGAATATTTTTCCACTTCCTTGTCCAGGAATACAACTAGCATCATCAACCGTATAATAACCAAAAGTAAAAGTAGAACTTGATTTTACAACAACTGATTCACTTCTTCCAGAACATCCCCCTTCATTGAATGCTTCAACATAATAACTACCTGGACTTAAATTATTAAACTCAAAAAAGTTTTGGAAAGTACCTACGTTAAATGATGTTTGACCACTACTAATAAATCCGCCACCAACATTATATAGATTAAAGTCGGTTGGCATGATTTGAGTTGACACATCAATTTGTGTAAATCCAGTAATAGATCCATTTTGTAATTGACAAGTTGTATCTTGAGCGACCGCTGATACGGTTAATCCGCTTGAAAGATAAAAACCATAAGTAATTTGAGCAGGTGTTGCTGGTGGTATTACAGTTTCTGTAACAGTAATACCGTAAAGTCCTGATGGTAAATTTTCAACATAATAAGAGTTATTCGATGGTGTTAGAGCACTTGTTGGTAAAAGTCCTGAAATGGTAACTTCTGTTACAATCCAGTTTGGTGAATCTCCGGTTACGTCAAAATACAACGCTCCGGTAGATCCTCCGGAACAATCTCCGGTAATTGAAATGTTATAGTTATTTAGGTAACTCATTATTGATTACAAAGTATTGAAAAGTTTATACCGACATTAATTTCAAAAATATCTTCATCATCTACAGGAATACAATTAACATTATAAATTGCAACTGTATCGTTTTTACTATCAATATCATAATCAAAACCAAATGTTTGTAAATCATTTAAACTATCGGTTAATGCAGTTAACCAGTCATTTGCCGATGGGAAATTTTGATATCCAACGGTTGTTGCAAATAAATTCGAAACAAGTGAAACCCCTCCGTATTTTAAATCTACATACCAATTTGATGTTACTGTGTTTAAAATACAATCGTTTGTTGTTAATCCACTAGATTGTAAGTAATTCACTAGTGTATTTGCAAATATTGTTCCAAATGATAACAAGTCAGGATCTGCGTCCCAAGGATATATAGGACATTCAACTATTTGTACAGGACAATCAAAGTCAAATAATTGTGTTGTTAACTCACACGGATTACAAGGAATAGGAACAATTTGACAACCAAATTGTCTTCTCCAAACAAATTTTTGTCTGTGAAATATTGAATTTTCAAGTCTTATCCCTGTATTCCAAATTGTGGTTGCCGGAACCATTTGTTCAACCAATCTAACCCAGTAATCACCCATACCGTTTAAGTAATCGATAATTGGTTGGTAGTTAAAATTGTCATTCTGAACCCCTATCAATTTTTCTGACTCTAAATATTTCCAATATATTGATGATAAAGTTGGGTATCCTCCTGTTTTACCATCTGTAATAAATTGTCTGTTTCTAACATTTATCATATTTCTCCAAAAGGTTTGTAAAAATTCAAAAAATGTTTTTTCTTTTGGTTTTGGTATTATTACAGTCCAATCAATTCCTCCCGGTGATGGATAAACTGGTCTAGGATTTGGGTTACAATATGTTGGTTTGATATAGAATAATCCCTCATTTGGTATTGGGAAGTTATATGTATTAGACATTGACCAAACATCGTATGCCAACCCTAAACTTGGATTTAACATAATGTCTACGTTTTTAACGTTTAATACTAAACACTCATCTGGTGCTTGATAATATGCGTTGAAATTTCCATCAAAACTACTTCTTTGATCTACATTACTGTCGGTCCAACTTTTTTTGTTATCATTTATTCTTCTCAATCTGAACCCTAAATCCATATATGGAAATTGTCTATATCTTTGTAGATATTCTTCACCATAGTTGAATGGTAATAATGAAGTTTGATATGTTGGGTTTTCTCCTGTAAAAACAGATGTTGTTATGTCGATCTGTTCTGGCATTCTATGTTGAGGTGTGGATTCAAACCACCCACCTCCTATTTGGAAAAAATAACTGTCACTTTCAACTGGCATACTTGGACACCCAAATTCATCTAATGGATAATCAACTGATGTTGCACTTATATCTTTTGTAACGCTAGATAATGTGACTCCAGTGTATTGTACACCCATGATTGAGTAGACATCGGTTAAATCTAATACCGGAACTTCTTGTGTGTAAGTACCTCCAGATATTTTAGCGTATTGTGTTTCAAAATCATTTATATTAATTCTTTGATCCGCAACGTAAACATATTCATTAAAATCTATTAAAAATTCTGGAGCCCCGATAAACTTCATTAAAATTTCTATTGATTTTCTAGTACCTTTTGACTTAAAAAGGTAAGCGGAGTTCATTATTAAATTTCTATAAAATTGATAATTCAACTCGTCTGGGGTTTGTCCAACCGCCAATCCAGAAAAATTTGACTTACTTCTTTTGAAAACAGAATTCAAAAAGTCTGTTTCCGTAATAGGTGAAATATTTGTTTGCCAACCTAGAGTTTCTGAAAGATTTTTTAATAGTTGTGAAGGTATGTCGTTTTTTATTGTGTAATTTACAGAGTTCATATTTGCTAAAGCTCCGATGAACTTTCTAGTTTCGTCAAAACTTCTACCGTAAATTTGTAATATCTTATCATATTTTCTATCAATAGTATCAAATTCTTTTAAAGCTGATGTTGTATAAAATCTAGATATTAAATTTGTACTGTAATTATCAAGATTTGTTGCAAATTCATTTAACTTACTTATGTAATTTTCAAACGACAATGTTCTAATATCCAAATTCCAGAAACCATCAACGGGAAACTTTAAACTTTCATAAGTGAAGGTATAAGTTCCGTCTTCATTTTCTCTGGGTACTTGAAAATACGCCATATAAATCGGTGTTATTTGTCTATTTAGTAAGAAGTTTTCAACCGCATCAAAGTTTTCATTGAATACTTTATTCACTTCCAAATCATTTGGTCGAATTAAAAAGTTTGCGGATGAAAAATATTCATTAGGAAAAACCTCACCTTCAACAAAAATTTTAAAAGTTGTACTATTTGGATTTACAACAACAATATCATTTATGGGATATTCATTATTACTTATGAAAATAGAATATTTGGCATAATTCTTTTTCATGTTTCTTAATTCAGATGTTGAAAATTCGTATGCCGCCACGTTTTTTTCAGCATTCACCGAAAAATCAATTGCGAATGGATTTTTAATCGCATCCATTAGAATTTCCATGGTTGTTTCGTTTTCAACACTATCATAACTTATATTAACAACTGTATACCCTGTACTAAAATCTGGTCTTGTTCTAGAAATTTCTAAACCAGCAGGAAAAAAGTTGATAATTTTAGTTATCGATGCGGACAATCTTGTAACCAAGGACCCATAAAGTGTAAAGTTTGTTATTTGTGATAAGTCATAATTTGGATATACTTGAAAGTTTTTTGCAACAATCATCTTGGACTCCTCAATATTACTAATATTCATACTTTCTAATGAAATTAGTGATGAGAAACTTCCTATTTGGAATGATCTGTTTTGTTTTTCAACAACTCCAGATGAAAATTCAAAATTTCCTAGCGTAAATCCTCCACCATCAACAAGTTGGTTTCCAACCAAATTATCCGAAAATGTTGGTCCTCCGGTTGATTGAGGTGGACAAGTAAATTTTTTAATTGCCATTACGCTGTTATGTTATTAAATGCTTTACTAAAATCTATATTTACCCCTCTATCTTGTCTAACTTCATATAATAACTCATTAAACTGATCACGAATTTCATATAGATTGTATTGTTTATAAATGTTATTTTGATTATCATAGATTGTGTAAATACCATCATCAATTGATTTGGTTTGATTACCATAAAGAGCAATAGCCAGAGTTGATATGTCTTGGTCAACAATTTCAATTTCTGTGGTAATTGGATTAAAGAATGTATTTGTTATTATAATATTTTGATTTGGTTGACCTATAAAAGGTGTTGCATTTGGTTTGTTTGTTGGTGATGCGGATGGTGATAAAGTACAAAATATTAAATTTGTCGTACCTTCCACATATCTATATCTTATTGATTTTTGTGATGTGTTGGTAAGATTAACATATACCGGTTCGCAATAAAAGGCCGATGTAATTAATCTAAAAAAGTTCGGTATTTTTGTTCCGTTATCATTAAGATATTCAACTCTAAAACCTACCAAACCTTGATTAACAAATTTATTTCTAAACTCTGCCGGTACATTATTGATATCTATAACAATACCTTTCACATTTGGAAGTGATGATAAAACACCACAATCTGTGATCTTTGTTCTTATTTCTGCAGGTCTTATGTATAGAGTATAAATTCCTAGTTTATTAAACACATTTGCCGGTAATTTTAAATTATATAAACCGCCCAAAATTTCTATATTAGCATTTCCACCAGTATCATTATTATGAAAATAAGGTTTTAATACGCTTTTAGCGTCCAGTTTAGTTAACAAAAAATTATCTGTGTTATCTCTTGTTGCAGTATAGTTTAAGATAATTTCTACGTCATCTGGACTTACGTCTGCCGGTCTTATTGTTCCGTATGTACCTGTTGCCACAATTTATTCTTTACAATGTTTATTATTTCTATAAATACAGAAATCATGTTTTTTTGATCTTGAAAAATTTATATCCGTATTTAATTAAATCTCCAAGATTATCAACTTCCCCTAATCTTTCTATAGTTTCTATTGGGGACATCTTACCCCTTTCCACAAATATGTTCGATTGAAGTTGGGGTTCGTCTATTATATTTAACAAGGCTTCATCTTTTGTTATCGCCGATAACACATAGTCACTTGTATTGATACCATCAGATGATACAAAATAAAGGGTTGACCCATCTTTCATATCCCAGTACAGAATATTATTAACCGTATATGCTGTGTAGTCATTAGTGAAGTTAGGTCCATACACTATACCAACACACCCAGAAGTTCCTGTTACCGGAACGTTTAGTCTGTATTTACCATTAAATAAGTTGTATTTCGGTCCATATTGTGTAAGATCGCTTAAACTACTTTTTGTGTATCCTGTTATCAAGAATGGTGTTGTTGTGTAATTACTTGAATCATAGTCGTTAAGTATGTAGTTAGAATCACCAGTGAAAATATAGTCATAACTTATCGGTGTTCCGCTCCAATAACATCCTGCTGGCTGAAAGTTTGCAGTTCCTTGTGGGTTATTAATTGTAACTCCGGTCAGTGGTAGTTTGATTGGTTTTTCAACAAATGATATACCCCACGGTGAATAACAGGTCATTTTAATAACATAATCTGCCGGTGTGGAAACATAAGTGTGTGTCACTGGAGTTTGACTTGTTAATGTAACAAGTGGTGTGTTATCACCCCAGTCAACCACATAAGTACAAAGTGATAAAAATTTAATAAAGCTTTCATCACTTGTGTTATAAAAAACAATATTATATGGCGATAATGTATTTCCTGACCATAAAAAGTTTACAATTGTTTCTTTTTGTAAAACCGCACCATCAAAAGGTGTGTAGTACCCCAAATCGACCGTATTTTCTGTAAATAATAATGGAACAGATACACACTCAAGTAAGGATTCGCCATCGGTTCCTCCACTTAAAACATATTGTAATGGTAGATAAAACCCAGTATCTCCAGTAATTTGAGTTATTGTAGTTGCCGTTATTGGACAACATGGATCGATAAATGTTGATATATCTGTTGAGCCAGTATAGTCACCATAAAAAATATCACCTTGTATGTTTCCTGGAGATATTTTGAAATAATACTTTTGTTCTTCCATTATGGGTTTACATATTCATACCAACGAATTGGGTTTATTTCGTCTCCGACTCTATTATTAGTTAAGGTTGAAAATACCTCATAGGTTTTGTTTGTGTAATCTAATTTCATTTTATAGTAAAAGTAATTATCACTATCAAAGTTGTAATAGTTACCAGGGAAATTTGATTGTGTTGTGTTCATCATTCTAACAAATATTCCAAGTCTTGCGTCAAAAAATTTAGCACTCATGTAGAATTCGTCTAGATCTATGTATCCGGTATCTCTTAACCAGTAGATAAAAAATCCTTCTTTATCTCCAACAAAATCTAATCCCATTTTGGGTTTTCTGATTTGAACATTTTGTAAATAATTAGATATTGTGACAATGTCAAAATATCCTTGTTGTACTGGAAGTATTACTGTAAAATATATTGTTTGATCTGAATCTTCTTTTTTATCATAAAAGTCTAATTTAAAAAAAGATTTGGTGAAAGGTTTTGAATATGAATAAACATCTAACGAACTAAACCCTTCAGTTAGATAACTATTGATCCAGGATGCTGAATTACTTAACGTTTGTCCCGTATCAAAAAAGTAAAATTCATAAAATATTTTTGTCACTTGTGAATTAGTGTTTGCCGACAAGTATGAATTATGTGAAAATCTTACAAGTTCAAAATCACTTGGTGCTCCAATTATGTCTTGAACCACTCCAGCTTGGTATACATCAATAGCCTGATCTCTATCAGTAAAATCCCATTTTATTTCAATAGGAATATCAACTTGTCGGTCATCAGTTGGTACCAGTAATTTATATTTATTCACACTCATCTATTAATGGATCTTCTATTGTTGTTATGTTTTGAACTCCTATACCTTCAGAAAATACTCTAAAAATTGTATTTTTAAATGGATAATGTGTTCCGTTTGTGAATGGGTAATCTACACCAAAACCGTCAGAATCTATATACCCATATGGATATATATCTCTAAATCTAAACCCGTCCGATAAATTTGAATAGAAGGCGTATGATGGTATGTTGATCACGTTAAGTGCGTCTGCTTCTTCAACATATGGTGAGTAATCTCTTATTTTAAGTTCAGAGTGTGGGTAGTAATAGTAACCATATTTGTTATTTGGTGGTGATGGGTTTGAAGGAACAAAATAATTTTGGTTGAATGTGAACTTATGTATTTTTTTAGATATGACTCTTTCTAACTGTTCATAATCGTTCCATTCACAAAAATCTCCTTCAATTGTGTCTCCACTTATCAAGTCGTTTGTATAAAAACAAGGAAATAAACCAGTAGGGTTATTTGGAAAATAAGATGAAAATGATAATGTACTATCAGATAAATTGTTGGTTGTGTCCCACCACCAATTCGGATTTGGTCCATCAAGATACCCGTTAAATGCGAATCCTTCTTTTAATTTATTAGTCCAACCAAAATATCCTTTCCATACTGTTGTAAAAAATAATTCGGTAACTGGTCTTTTTTGATTATCAATAAGGTTATTAATATCAAAGTCGATGTTGAAAGAAAGTGTATAATTTTGACTTCCTTCTAATACCGAGGTTCTTGGGCAAGATGGGGGACTTAAAGCTTGTAATGGTGTTCCACCAGAATAAACTAGTTCTTTTTGTTTTATTATATTGTATATGCTTTGTTCATACCCACTATTCACAAGAGTCGCGTCCTGTGGGTTAGATATAATTTTATGTATTTTAACATAATATTTTGATGTGGTTTCAGATATGTTATCCAAATTTAAAACTTTTTTTAGTGTACCTGTAACACCAACACTAAATGTTGCACCAAGGTAGCCTACATTATCTATACTGAATATATATTCATCACTTCCGTATCCAGTACCTCCAAGACTCGACACTTCAAAATAGTTATTACCATTATACGTTATTGTAAGTTCAACAAAATTACTAACTGCTAGTCCGTGTTTTATTGGACATTTAAAAACAATGAAATCATCATTTACATCTAATATATAAAAAGGTATCCCATCGCCAGCAACCCAAAACCAAGTAATTATTTTTTCAGGGTCGTTTAAATATAGAACTTTTGAAAAGTCATTATCAAATGCATATGATATATAATGGTTCCAATTGTACGTGGAAGCACTTTTATTAACAAATAATTGATGGTTAACAGGACCAGATGTATATCCGTACAACGAATTATCGTTTCTTATAAAATCAAATTCAGTATACTGTGGAAATCCAGACCAACTGATCGGTGCGTTTGGAAAACAAACCGAATTTTGAGTGTTTTCTATTAAATTACTATAATATAGATAATTGTAATACGGAAAATATGACGTTACACCCGAATAAGCATTTTTGAAAATCATGCTAAATTTTGTGATTGGTCTGAAAGTTGTTGACTTTTGTCTTTCATAATCAAACACCTCTTGTAAGTTAACGTCCAAGTATCTTTCATATTCCACTTGTTCTTTTACTGTTTGTTCTAGCACAACTTTTTCAGATCCATCAAGATTGATGCTCCCTTGGAATCTTTTATTACCTAATATTATTTTACTTGTTTCGTCGACTGCCATTATAAATTGTTGTTTAACCCTCTAAATTAACATAAAGTTTTATAAATTTATCTACCGCTGTTGTTCCATTATTCAAACCAAAATAAAAATGGAATGGAGCTCCAACAACAATCGCCTTTCCTTTTGGTACTCCATTCAAAACATTATTTGTTTGTGAATAAGGTTGTCCATTTAAATCAAAATTCGATATAAAACCAAAGTTGGTTGTACTTGTTTGGTAATATTCGTTCAAATTATCAAAATCTAAATTCTGATAATACTGACTATAGAATCCGGATGAGGTTGCGTTTTGATCTGCCGTTGTAACCCAGTTATTATCTTCAGATCCAAAAATGTTAGTTGACGCTCCAGATATTTGCCATTTGTAGTGTGGGACAATTTGATCTGTACTGTACCCAAAAAATCTAACAACAGTACAATTATTATTATTTGTAAATGTTTCGATTCCAGGTGTTAACTTTCTTCTATAGTTTTGATATTCAGTGGATGAAGAGAAGAATACCCCAAATACCGGTCTAGTATCACTTGTACTATCGTTTCCAAAAAACAAAAAGTTAGATGGATAATTTTCTTCAATATAAGGGCTAACCTTCCATTCAGAGTTTATTGACAATGCTTGTGCGAAGTCACCATCAATTCTATCTCCCTTTCTATTACTATTGAAAAATTGTACAAGTCCTTTACCTTCACTATTTCCACCACTTGGTGTTCCAATAGGTAACATCTGTTGAATAAAAGTTGAATTTAAAATTCTAGATAAGAACCCCATTTGAATCAAGTCTGAATTATCCTGGTAAGATGTTGATTTCATTTGATCAATAATATAAGATCCAAAATTTTGACTATCACAAATTGCTGAAATAAACTCATCTCTTGGTCCCATATCCATTACGGTCGTTGGAAATTGAATTTGTTTAACATTATAAGCTCGATTTCCATTTGGATCTACGGGGGAGTCTTTTCCAATAAAGTTATTTCCGTCCCATGGTGAACTTCTATAGTAAAAACCATTTGTGATGTCGTTATAAACAACAACATCTTTACAATATTCATAAGTTGGGTCACTTAAATTATTTGACAAGTATAAACTGTTTTTATTAAATGCAAACATATAAAGAACCCCATTAATCCAATTGTTTTGATATGTTTGAGCAAATACGCCACGACACATTGCAAACATTAATGTAAATCTTGTTTTCCACTCCATTAGTAGTTTAGCGTCTTTGAAAAACTCTGGGAAAAGGTATATTTTTTTGAATATAGGTCCGTCACTTTCTTGGTAGTTCAATAGACAATAACATCCGTTTACCACTCTATTTGGTGGAACTACACAATTTGGGTCAACTCCGACATTCACTCCAGTACCGGTATAACATTGTAATGATACCAAGTTTTCACAAGTTAACGTTGAGGTTAGACTTTGAAGGAATTGTGATTGATCTTCTGATTCTTGACCTAAATTCAAGTCTGAACTAAAACTATTGGTTGGGTCTGTAGGTAACTCTGCACTGTAATACGTAAAATTGTTATTTTGGTGAAGACCAAAACTTGTTTGATTAAAACAATCTTCAGTTTTAGTTGATGTTGGTATTCTATCACTTCTCATAACTAATCTTTGACTCACCAAGGCCGTTGGGTTGGGGTAGTTAATCGGTGTTGGGTTGTACTTGAAATAAGCTGGGGAATAAATTGCAAATTTTCTGATACTTGGTAATGGCCAGTATCGAACTTTATATGATGAGTTATTAACAAATGGACCAGAATAATACCCACCACTAGCGGAAGTGTATGTTGCGGTAAATGAACCACCAGCGAAGTAATAATTTGATGTTGTGTTTGTAGGTAAAGGATTCTGTGCTGTTAAAAGCGGTAAAAATAAATTTCTTGATGGATTACCAGAGTTCATTATATATTGTCCTGTGGTATTCAATTGAGCTATGGTATTATAACCAACGGTTGGGGTGTACCCAGCGGCTAGTGGTTCGTCCGGACATAGATAATAATATGGTAAATTAGATGTAAACGCACTATACTGATTTCTAATGAATCCATTTGTGTCCACATAACTAGGACTTATTCTAAAGTTATAAGAATTAAAATATAAACTTGTTGCGGTTGTGTTTGAAGTTATTAAATGACTTGCGGGTTTTATACCACCAGGTATACCTTTAATTGGTATATTCAGATAATACTCTCCTTCAACAACTGCGGAACCATTTTCACTGTTTTGACCAAATATTCTTGATATATCGTATCTATTTTGATGTTTACCGGAGTGAGGGTCCACACCTCTTGTTAATATTAATATTTCGTAATCTTCATAACCTTCAATTTGGGTTATTGTATTTGGGGTTGTTTTAAATATTGGTGTCACTGAAGCTGGGAAATATGGTGGATCACATTCCCACTCATAAAAGTATACAGTTCCATGGTTTAGATATTTTTTAGGAAATCTGTTGTTGTTCAAACTATACGCCGAATTACTTATAAACTCACTATACGTATAACCTGTTATAATTTGGAAGTACTCAATGTCTGTAACATTTTTCAAGTACGTTTCAGTTTGTCCCGTGTTTGTAATAAAATACTGAACCGCCTGATTAGACGTATTGGTTGTTGCGTAAGTTACGGTTATGTTTGTTGCGGAAAATGATGTCCCGGTAAGTGCATTATTTCCAAATTGATTTTTAGTATTCGCGGTGATTGAGTTGAAAAAGGTCGCCCCGGTTAAATTTTGATTACAAGTTGATAACGACGGATCTTGGAATGAAAATAATTTTCCAACACCAATACTTTGTAAGGTACCTTTTCTTGCTAAAATAACTAAAGGTTGATCAAAGTGGTGTGCCGCGTTTTGTGGGTAGTTAAAACTTGCTTTAATTTTATTTTCATTTAGGAAATATTTTTGTCTATAGTTAAACTCGTTTAGTTTTTGTGAAAATGTTTCTGTTTGTGGAAATGCCAACCATCTATGGTTATTATTTAGGTATCTATCCACAGAAAATAAAAATGGGGTTGGGGCGTGTAATGATGACTTTGCAGGTATACCTGTTAAATCATTTCCAGGATCTAGAGATTCACTTCCGGAAAATATCCTATTAAAGTTCATGGTTGCAGCAACTACTACATTTGATGAAATCTCTTGTTGACCTAGATTATATGTAAATGATTTGTATTGATTAGTCATTTGTAGACCTGTTGAGTTACAATAGAATCTACCTAATGATGGATCAGTTGGGTCATCATCAAGATTTATTTGATTTGTATTTGGGTGTTCAATTGCATATGAATTAACTTCATTTATAGGTGCTAAAAAAGAATTAGACGTACTGGCCGATGTTGGCATACCTCCAATTGTACCTCCAACACCTTCTTGTGCGTCTGCGATATTTTGATTTATCGAGTTTTCATCAAAATCATCAGATAATGTTGCATTTCCACAATCACAATCGCATGATGCACAATCTGGATAAGTGATCATAGGTAGTCCTATCCTTGGAAATCCGGTTATCCTCAAGGCGGCAAAAATTGATGCTGCTAGAAATGTTAAAGACAGGGCGACAAAAAACGCACATTTTAATGCATAGTAAATCAAAAGAAATGTTAATCGAATTATTTCTAAAATATTTGTTACATTCACAACAAACCCCGCACCTGCACTTACTATACCAGAAATTTCATTTATTTGGTGTACTGTTTCTGATATGGCATCTCTACAAAATTCAATAGATAATCTTAATAACAATATTCCTAAATAAATTAACACAAATTTTAAAATTGGCCACATAAGTGCAACAAAATGTGCAACAAATAATATAACTAAAAGTGGTATGGATAATATATTAATTAATAAATTGAATGTGAAAAATTGTGCATCAAAGTTTCTTATGATATCATTAACTGGAAACGTATTTACATTAGATTTACAAGTCCTGTTATCAATTTCCTTAATACCTAAATGTTTTGCCCTCCCTCTACCATTTTTATATCTATCGATAAACAATGCTGTTGTGTAAACCTTATTATAATGGTATTCATAAAACGTGTCTTCACAATCAATCGCCGATTGGGGATCAACATAATCGTCCCAATCTAAACTAAAACTATATGAACGAAGTAGGTCAAAATAGTCCTGACCATAAAAATTGTACTCAATCTGTGATGGTTGATTTGGATCTGTTTTAGTGATTGTAATTTGTATTATATCACCAATGTTAATCGGAATTAAACTTATATCACCAAAATATGGTTGTGAATTAATTGATATTAATATAGAACTGACATTTTGTGTATTTGATAAATGAAACCCACCGTTTCCTATAAGTGGTGTCACCAAATAAGAAACTGATAATGTTCCAACCGGGAAATTAATAGTAACGCTTGGCGGTGCTATTGGTGCATTAATTAATGGATCACTGTTCGATGTAGTCCATCCATGTTCTTTTATATTTGGGACTAAAAAGTTTGCTCTTTGAACCTCGTTTTGAAGTCCTCCTTCATTATTCCATTTAAACTTTAATCTATATTTTCCTTTTGTGGGTATACCGACTTTTGGATCCAAAGAAATTGCTGGTTCACCAAATTCATTTGTGTAAACATAATCCATGTTCATAGGTATATTAATCACATATGATCCATCTCCGTCGATAAGTTTACCATCTTGTTCAAACTTATATTGTTCCAGAATTGGAAGTCCTTGGTCGTCCAGGTTAATTGTTTGTCTTATTGCCAAAACTTGTCCTGGACCGGCAACCATTTCACATAAATTTCCAGTATTATTTTTTGGTTTACATGATTTTGCTCTTATCGCATCATCATCCGCATTTGACATAATTGACCCCATAAGAATCGCCTTGGGTTCAATTTTAATATTCGATTCTTTTGTTAAGTCAAAATCAACTCTTGTTATACCTAATTGACAAATATCTTCCTCACCCCACAATGGTGAAATCTCTACAATCTTTGTGAGACTTTTTACTTGTGGTAACTCATTTAGATTTGATGAGGTTTTGAACTGATTTCCGTCAACTTGTGACTCTGTTGCCATACCGGCTTGTATCAAATCTTGTGGTGTAAAAGAAAAACAACCAATATCAGATAAATCAACATCCATAAAGATTGTTTGAGTTCCTATTGGAACTCCAAAAATCATGAAGTCTCCACTTTCATTTGTTTTTGTCGTGAACTTATAGTATTTGTCATAAACTTCAATATAACTTTGGTCTAAAAGTGTTTCTTCTTTTGTTGGAAATGATCCGGTAGCGTTGTGACCAACATATGATGGTTCTTTGGACAGTAAGTTATATCTATAACCTTCTTCTGTTGTGTCAGAAATTGACGTGTAAGGGTATAATTCAGTTATTATTGGGTTTGTTGAGTCTTGTGGTGTGATTGGTAAAAAAACCGAAACTTTTGCATTTGGTAATCCAAAACCACCGTTTACAAAAACTCTTCCAACAACAACACCATAATCAGAACATTGTCTTGTGTATATATCTTGTTGTAATATTTTTAAAGATAGTATGTTGATACCTTCAAAGTCTTGTTGTAAGTTAACTTTGATTGCTTTATCAACACCCACTTGTGTTCTTATTCTTTGTGATTTTGGCATTAATAGATTTTTTTGATAAATAGTTTATTTCCTATTTTCAAAAAATAATAAGAATTTTAGAAAAATAAATTATCAGAAAAAGTTAACGGTTTTGAAGTTCAATACTCTCACATTAATATCTTTATTTGGGAACCTAACTTGATAAGTTTGTGTTGGTTCTGCAAATATTGTATCGGCAACTAATTCGATTTGTCTTGTCTGTGGGTCGGAATATTTTTGAGAAGTTTGAGATGATGAATATTGACCCCCAACGTTATTAAAAAATAACATATCAGAAATACTTATAACTCCGTCTAATTGTTGTATTTGTTTTCTAATTTCTGAAACATAAACATTTTCACCTAACTGACGGTTGCTTGGTGAAAAATAATTTGTGATTATTTCAATTACCTTTGTAACCAATGAACCTTGATTTTGTGTTGAGTCTAAAACAACATCAACAGTTACCGAAAGATCAATAACATTTGCACTTTCAACTGAAATGTAATCATTAATCATTCTGTAGTTTGATAAGTAATTAGCAATATTTGTTTTAAGTGTGTTTGAAGATATTTCGGTTAGTTTACCATCATTATCATATGATAATAATTTGATTTTAATTTTATTGTTCTCTTCTGTAATACTTACTTTACCTGGGGCTCCAAATTGTGATGGCATTGTTCTTATGATCGATTCATAATCATTAATTGTAACTGCTCTGTTTTGTGCCGCAAAATTAAAGGACACCATTTGTCTCACTTCTTCTGTTGTTGGTGGATTGGCTCCTCCAATTGCTGCGGTTAAGTTGTTACATCTTAATGAATTGATAACAGTTCTATTAACACTTTCTGATGGTCCGTTTACCGCAAATGATACAATTCCTATTTGATTAATAACACCAATACCTAAATTACTCGATTGTCCACCACCAACTCTATATTGTACAAACATAGTTGTATTTGGTCTTAACGCACTTCCAAGTGTTAAATTATTTGAGTATTTGGAAAGATTAAACCCGTAACCATCTCTTGTAAATTCTCGAAGTTGTTCTTCTGCAGATGTATTACCACCACCAAATGTCATTTTGAAAAATCCTTCTGGTGTATATTCGGTTATAAACTTGTTATTAGTCATTATGTATTTTCCAACTTTAACACCTGGATTATCAGATACTTTTGTTGGGTCTTCGACAAATACCCTGTCTTCCATAAGGGCTTTTACTTCATACCATCTGTTTTCCAAACCTAAAAATTCTTGAGGTTGGGGTACTGTGGTATATTGTGTTCCTTCTTTAATCAAAACACTAGTTATACCTAAAACATTTTTTTCCGGTAAAAACATCTCAAAAAATGGTTTCACGTCATTTGCTGTGATTACTCTTTTGAAAACTTTTGTACTTCCGTTTACAACCACTTCTCTTTTAGTGATTGTATAATTCAACAATTTTCCGGATGAATCAAAATTTGGTGTTTTTAATCTATTTGGGAATCCTTCTGAATTTATTGCAGATGAAAAATCAATATCATAAACCGTTTCAAATGGTTGTCCACCACCGTTAACTTGAGCACCTCTTCTTAATATTCCACAATATCTTAAATCTTCCTTATCTCCAAAAGCTGGAACAGTTATGGAAAAATCTACCAGAGCCACTGATGGTCTTTGTCCTGGTATTTTTAAACCATATGTTCTTGCTATATTATAAATTGATGATCTTTGTTGTGCAAATTGCAAAACGGTTTCTTGGATACTTCTGTCTATGTGAAATTGTAGGTTATCAGTTACCGCAGCGTTGATATCCATCAAAACTGAAAATATACCAGCATCATTAAAGTTTTGGACTAAATCTGGATAATACTGTCTTGTAAAATTAATAAGTTCAGTTCTAATCCCCTGAAAATCTCTGGTTGTATATGATATTTTTTTTTCTGCCATTTGTTATTAAATATTTAAGATTACGAAATCACTTGAATCTAAAGCCCCTGAAGTGATTTTATAATCAATTCTTACTTTAGCGGTGTATTCTTTTTCCGCTAGTCCTGGAACTCTATATTCTCTTGAGCCATCTGGTGTTATATAAGTTGCTCCCGGATCTTCGTAATTCGCGGTTGCAGGTTTAATTTCAATGTTTGTTATTAATATACCCGGTAAATATTCACCAACACTATCTCTTATTTCAGTTTCTATTTCTGAAAAGGTTGGTCCGTCAAGTGGTTCGAAAATATATTCGTAAAGTCTGGTACCGAAATCTGGTAAAAAATATCTGGTTCCTTTTTTTGTTAAAAGTAAGTGAACTAGATTACTTCTTATTTCTGATGATGTAGTTTGAGTCGCATAAAGATATCTACCATCTTCAGAATCATAAAACGGAAAGTTAATACCATATGTGAATCCATTTGCCATATAAAATAAATATATTATTTTGGATTTTTATATAAATAAAAAATCACTACCGAAGTAGTGATTTTTGTAATTCTTTGTTTCCTTTTTGATATTGTGGTTCATAGGGACAATGTCTACATCTTGATCCGCAACAACTTCCCCTTTTAATATGATATGATTCGGTCATTACAATATTTCCCAAATCATCTTTATAAAAGTCAGGCTCAGGGGACTTTTTAGTTGTCTCCCGAACATATAACTGTTGTATCCAATCTTTTGATGCATTTACTGTCATTTTAATTTCATTTTTTAAAGTTATAGAAATCTAACAATACTCGATAAATTATTGTTAAATCATTTCCCCAAGTTTGTTTCATAATATTTCGTATTTAAACCCCATTTAAATTCATCGATTTTTTTAATATCAAAATCAACTAATTTGTTATTTTTTGTCACTTGATTACATAAGAAAATAAACATGTCTTGACTGAAGATATTTTTCATTACATTTATGTGTTTATGAACCCATTGTACATTCCCAATAACATAACCATTTTTACTATCTATTCTATCTAATGATGCGGTATATGATTTATCATTCCAACTAATTGGTAATCTAATGTTAATTCCTGATAAACTACATTTTCCGTTTTGTTTTTTAAATAATTCATGAATATATTCTTTGGTTAAATTAAAATTTAAATTTTTTCTATTTAATCTTTTGGATGTTTTATATCTAGTTATGTTATACCATAAATCACCATTAATACCCCCTTCTTTATTGATTCTATTTTTACAACCACAAGAAATTATAGTGCCGCTACGTAGGTGAGTCCCAAAAACTTCTGTTATATTACCACATTCACATTCACACCTATATCTTATGTGACCATTTTTATTCTTTTTTAGTTCTTCAACAACTTTAAGTTTTCCAAAAACTTTACCAATCATTTCAATTTTTTTCATATTTCACAAGTATTTGTTATTATATATAAATATATTGTGAAATAAAAAAAGTAAGGAATTTATTATAAGTTCCTTA